CTTCATATCCTCAGAACCAGACATGCTACCCTCTACGCCAAGAATCGTAATTCCCTCTCGAATATTGGCGGCAATAAGTTTTGCCTGCTCAGTTGCGTCAATAGCAACCTTACCAGAACCATCATGATATCCCTGCGGTACTGTATATTCCCCGGCAACGGTTGAAATGACTCCTTTGACAGCACCATTATTTTTCATGGTACCTGTGAGTTTACCACCTCTTGCATGTGCGGTCTTACCGGCAAGAATCTCAGCAACGGCTGCTGTATCGTCGGAAGTATCGCTGTCGTATGTACATTCACCGGTGATCTTTGCACCGCTCTTATCATGAGCAGTAATACCTTTGAGGATCTTATCTGCGCTGACGGTATCGCCAGTAAGATCGATAAGGACATCACCCCCGTAAATGACTTTGTTTACATTCAAATTCGCCATGTTTTTTCGTCCTCCATAACACTTTCATTATTTTTCTTTGTCAACTGTCTTGTTGTACTGGGATGTACTGATTCCAAGGATAACACCAAGGAAAGTATCAATCGCAGTAATGGTTCCTACAACCTGTTCTCCATAAGGGAGTCCCCAGATTCCAGCCAGTGCAAAATATAAAGTGCCGGCTGCCGGAAGCAAATACATAGCGATCCATTTAAGGATATCGTATGTCTTGTTACTCATGCTCATTGTGTTCTTCCTCCTTCTCTATAAATTTATGGAGCGGGAGTTTGTCCACCTCCTGCATAATTCGCTTTGCTGAACCATTCCCGCCCATACGTTCGTAGGGTTCATAGAGATACACTCTCAGATTTTCATATTCGTCCTGAGTTACGTAACCCTGATCAATATATGACATTCCGAGATACATAATCCTGTCATGTGCCAATCCAATAAGCATCTCCGTTTTAACATCTTTTTTTTCACTTTTATTTTGCAAATAAGCCCACAGCCCAGAAGATGCAAGAACTGAGCTAAAGATTGTGAGCACAACCTGAAACCATGGTTCCATCCTTTCGTCCCCTTTTAAATATCTACAGGGTTTCCATTTTCATCCAGACCCAGAGCTTCAAGATCTGCCTTTACAGCGTCCTTGAATTTTGCCGGAACCCGTGAAAAGGTTCTACGACCGTTGATGATGAGTGCTACGTACAGTGCTACCATGTCAATACCTCCTATTAAGTGTAATAAAAATATAATCATAGCTACGCCTCTACTGGTAATGGATCACCATTGGTGTCGTAGCCAAGTTCCCGAAGTTTTTCTTCAACCGCTGCCCGAAAATTAACTGGCACATCTGTAAAAGTCTTTCTTTTGTTGATGATGAGCGTACAATACAAACTGACCATTTTGATTTTCCTCCTATGCCGACAAACTTGCCACCGCATCATATAAATCAGCAATTGCTTCCATTATGGTCATCTGGTTCGTATCACCAGAATTCTGACCTGCAAGCAATAGCAAAATATTTGATGCGTTATTTACATCTTTTACTGCGTTAATTGACGCCAGAGTATTTGCATATGTATTGAACTCTTCGATTGTCATAACAGCTTCCTGAAATGTATAGTACGTAACTTTTTCATCGTTCATGATAGTTCGAACTTCTTCTGCAATATCTTTTCTCAGATATACACTTGATACTCCGACCTCAATTGCGGTTGGTTTTACAGTGCTTTCCGAGTATACATATTTAGGTTCCATATGATTCCTCCTTTTCCTGGATATGTATTGGTGCTATTAGCCACCCAAAGGTTTTCCAGTCCTCTCCTAAACCGCAAGCGGCTTACAAGAAAGAGCAGCCCCAACGTCCCCACCCTTACTCGCCGCATCATATAGCAGCATGGCGGCCATCGGACCATCACCCAACGCAGAGTTCCGGGCGGCACCGGCTCTAGCGTAACACGTTAGAGCATTGTTAAACCACAGACCATCCGCTTCATATGTTGTAGCAGAACCACTTGCTTTAACCGGAATTCGCCCAAATGCAAGATCATTTTTCATTTCACTGATGTAACCGCTAGTTGTTCCAGATGGAGTTGCTTCAGACAATGCGATATAACCGGAACCATCCAAATTGTATCCGTTAACCGTAGATCCATCGTGAGTTCCCTCTGTGATTTTGATTTTCTGTGTTCCCTTATCGTTAATCCACCCAGCTGTTCTTCTACTAAGATTTCCCCACCAATTTTCCATTCCGAATACCTTTACACCATTCGTCCGGGTCTTATCTCCCCAGAATAGCCCCTTGGTATTCATTGTCCCCAGTCCAATCGGATTACCACTGTCGCCGCTACATCTGCCAGTTCCATAAATAGACTGTAATTCTGTACTCTTTGCCATCATAACTAAAAGATCCTGAATCAAGAGTCTATCCGCCAGTACCTCGGTATACCAACCATCGCCATTCGCGACTGCAAAATTGATTTCGGTCTGAGCTGATTGAGAAATACACTGGTTCTGACCCGAAATAGATCGCAGCACGTTTCCAACATTTGAACCAAAATAAATCGGGGTATAGAAATGTTCAATAATATTGTCGTTCTTATCATAATTACACCAGCAATCCCAATCATCACCAAGTGGAATATCGGAGCATCTAAATTTATAGATACCATTCACAAATTCCCTGTGGGTATAAATTTTAGGCCATTCCATCATCGCATTTCCGGTGAACGCTGTCTTTGCGACGCTCGATGCCATTCCATCGGTTTTCTTGGTGTAATCATCCGGATCTAAATATTCTTTTACAACACCATCAAAACCCAGCATACATGGTCTAGGCATAAATTTCTCTCCGGGAGTGCTCGGCCATCCGCCATAGACGAATTTGCTTGATGTGAAATTCATACCAGCGGCGGCATACGATGCATTATCTACATCCGACGGATATGTAACTCGTGTGGCAGGATTAGAATCATTTGTTTTTAAGGCATACCCATATAAATAGGTGTAAGTCTGTGCTTTCGCCACTGCACGATTTTTTTTACTACGGTTATACACTCCCTGTTCTGTATAAGGAAATGCTGCGTAATAATACGTTTTTCCGATTGTAACATCATCATCATTGACGAAACCATCTTCTGTCAGAGTTGCCAGTAATGCACCATCGAACTCATCTTTCGGATAACTGCCTTCTTTTTTACGAATGATCGCGCCTGCAATCGTACATAATGTCTGACCGTTAATCGTTGTTTCCTTCGGTAATTCTGCAATAATTTTAATGCGAGCCTTGCCGGAACTTGCCTGATAACTCGACACTGCATTGAATGAGATCATATTAGAAGGCTCGATACCGCCAAACAAATGCCGATTTTTGCCATAGATTAAATCTTCTTCTGCCATTTTGAAATCTCCTTTCATTTAAACCATCAAATAATTGTGATGGTACTTGATATTGTTCTGCCATCCGTAGTAAATGTCTTTACCAGCGTAGCCACCAGAGAACCGTTGGAATCTTTAAGCGTTGATGTACATTTCGTAAATTCATCCGTAAACATCTTCACCAGAACGGCGCCGTCGTTGTCTGTCGAAGTGATTGTAGTGCCATCGTCCGAAAACACTTTTGTACCAGCAGAAAACCCGTTCATAAGAATGCTCTCGAGTTTCATCTTATCCAGCTGAAGCTGTAAATTGCCAGCGGCGTCTGTGCTTAGCTGATTTCGCATAGATTCAAACCAATCGAGGAATGTCTGCTGTTCGCCTTTTGTCCATTCAGTCAACACTGCGGCGGCAGCCTCCATGTTACGCTTCAATTGCTGATAATCAGAATCGAAATCGGCAGTTTCGTCTTTAACAAACTGATCCAGTTCATCTTCCCACTGACCAAGCAGCTCGCTCAATGATATAGTCTGCATCAATCCCGTGATAAATGGGGTTTCCTCCGAACCAACAGTGTTCGTAATATCGGTCTGCTTTATTTCCGTTGAGCCAGCTTTACGATAGATATAGCACAATGGATACTGATAAAGATTACCGTTCTTCGATAAGGTTGGGGTTACTGGTGTACTGGATGGTGTTCCTTTAATTGGCTTAATAAAATTATCTCGGACTTCGATTGATGAGTTCACTTCGATAACGATGGCATCAATCCGATCCAATAAAACTTCCGATTCCTCGCATGTGACCGGTAAAATAGCATCGTTCTTAGTCCATGTATGATTGAACCATGCTTTACCGATACCAACATTTACAATATTCCCGGTATCAGCCTTTACTACGAAGCCTGTTCCGATGGATGCAAAGACACCGTCGTTAATGATTCCATCAAACAATTCCGACATTTGAATGGCATCATATTTTCTATCGCCGATGCTATTATAAAAACCACACGTCACGCTACTCTCGGACTCAGGGTTTGTCAGTTTACTCATAAGGTATCATCTCCCTCCTGTATAGTTTTAAACGTAGGGTACATAGACACGCCGCTTTCACTCTGAGACATGATAAACTCAGAAATATATGCATTCCCTTCATGTCCGTACTCATTAGCGATTTGTACAATATCGCCAATAAAAAAATCCGTTCCGTACTTGAACATTCTGGTGGCTTCTACCTCCCCTTCGAAAGAAGTAACGGTCTTGTATTCTGACAGTTTTTCTGTTCCGCGTTGGTTCAACTGTTCTGTATATTCGGCACTGGTCAATGTCTTGCCCTCTCCAACATCAGACGAAATGTCCCTCGCATCGGTGAAGAGTTCTCGTCTCTCTAATCCGCTTGCAGTTCCGACAATTGATGTTTTTCTGGCAGCTCCTTCTCCCTCCCCGGCAACCAACGTAACATTCTTCATCGTCTTCTTAGACTCCAAATAGTTACTATTGATGATGTTTTCGAAATCTGGTGAAAATATTACATACGGGTTATCTGCCTGATTGTATGACCTATCCTTTCCAGAATATAAGGAGAACACAAATCGATTGTTGTCGTCCAAAACTATTTTGAAGCCGATATTATTTTTCTTACATAACGTTGAAACGACTTCGTATATATTTTCTCCAGTATACTGAGCATCAATCGTTAGACCGGTTACCGTCGCGTCTGAGCATTCCTTGAACACAAAATTGTCAATCTTTCTCTCAGATATACTTGGTGAAATGATGTTTTCATCAAGTAATGTTCCAATGGCTTTCTGCAAATTTCCGTTTAACACGGTTTGCCCCCAGATAATTCTTCTTTCCAAAATCGATTCTATGGAACGACCGGTTACAATCAACTTATTGCCTTCTTCTACATCTGACGTAATGTTAAGTTGCTCTATAACCATCACATGCTCAGACTTTGGATTCTCCAGATAATAATCTTGTCTGATATACTTTAAAAGGTCGTTATTCATAGCCATAAATAATTCAAAATCTCCGGCTTCGTCGTAACGATCTGTCCATATTAAAGATTCAAACTCATCAATGACGGCGACTGACTCAAAATTTGTATTTAATACGTATACTTCCATACTTTATACTCCGTCATATATAATTTTGTTTTCCATTCGGAATTGAAGATTGCTACTACCCGTTTCCGCTTTGTAAGCAAAAATATTATCGCCTTTTGCCAATGTAAACCAATTGCTGCCCTTCTTTAAGCAGTTGAGTATGTTGATTACTTTTCCATTTCTAAGTAATGTAATACCTTTTTTACCTTTCATGGTGGTTATGGTGATCGTATCGCCAGCAATAATCCCACTTCCGGTTAATGCAGCCAGCTTGTCGGTTTCAATAGCCAGCTTTTCCCTTGTTCCAGTGTTATATATTGTGATGTTCGTCGCTTCACCAATCGCATGAATGGTGATAGTTAATCCGATTTCTGAGTCACCATAATACGTGATAACGTTCTCTGTCTGATTCATGATACGGCCAAACTCAAGTAATGGTTCATTCAACGAATTATTCTCAAACGGAAATTCGAATACCGCTTGTATGCCATAAAATACGGTTTCATTTGTACCGTTTTTACCGGCCGAATAGAAATACGGATCTGGGCATATGATAGAAATTGTACTTCCTTCTTTAGAATCGAAGATGTTTGGTTCATTCGTTTCTACATAACCGGTTGTTGATACTAATCGATTATCGGTTTCTATAAGAAGAGTAACATCTTTTTTCATTGGGAAATATTTATAGGTCTTCTGACGAATATCTTCTATAGTTTCAGTGTCGGTGTTCATAAATAACAACTTAAACACTATGTTTCTTTTACTTAACCTGGCAGAATTGAATAATGCCCCGTCATTCGTTGATACTTCTGTGGTATTGATACTTGCGTTGGATGGTCCTAATCCATTGATGGACTTGATGATGAAGCCAGATTTCTCTGGCCGCATCAATTCAAGTTTTACACTATCGCCTAAATAATTTGTCACTGTGACTGACTTAATCATGTTAATACCTCTTTCATTGCCGAAAACTGATTCTTCGTCTGACGATAAATATCAACACGAGAAAGTGCTTTAGGCGAATAGTTGTTTTGTGTAAATGTGTACGTGTTACCGTTGGAGTCTTTGATTCCATTTTGATTTTCCCGCCCGTTTCGGTGGGAGTATTCTGTGATTTCCGCTCCTGCTTTAACCGCCTGAGTTCGACTTAACAGCGCATTTAGCCGAACTGCCTTGTTTTCTACATCTGACAAATCCAATACTGGACGGATCGTCGGTTCTGTATCAATGCCGGAATCAATCAAGTCGGATATTCTCATAACAGCAGACGATAAACCATTTTTAGCCATATAAGCCACATTTCGTCCAGCGTTATAAGACGCATCTTCATAATCGGAAATAGCATTCACGAAAGCAACGCCGAAATAATCTCCGATTTTATAACCCACTTTTGAAGGTGAATGCTCATCCAGTTCTCTTTTTGCTGCATCTGCTGCGGCCGCAGCCATTTCAGCAGATTTTTGCGCTGCTGATTCGATGTTGTCTGCGATTCCGTTAATGAATCCCTGTACCAGATAGGCACCGGCATTATAAAATTCCTGGTATTTTTCTTTTATCGATGTCAATGCGCCACTGATTGATAACGTAAATATTGATTTTATCACGAGATCTTTTGACTTTATTCCGTTTATCAGATTCGTCATTATTGTGGAGCCAGTTGTATAAAACTCTGTGTATTTGTTTCTGATAACTTCCAAGATGCCTGTAACCAGTGTCGTCATGTTCAAAGTGCACACATATTGGTTCGCAATTATCCCGTTTGAGATATAACCGATCATTGTACTCGTTGCGTTGTAAGCTTTTTCGGAACAATTCGTAAAAGCTGACATAAACCCGTCTATTCCTACTTGTCCGAGTTTCATGAGTGCCGTACCAAAACCGTTCATTCCGCTTATATCTAAAGCGACCATACCCTTTGCCATATCAACCAAGCGGTTCACCTGAGTGATGACTCCGGATAATGTTCCAGTATCAACGCCGCTGATACTGCTATAAAATGCTCCCAAATATAAGCCAAACGACGACATATCACTGCCGAACTCAGACAATGTCATATCACCTGAAAACCAGCCACCTTCCTTAGGTAAACTCTTCTGAAGCTCGACAATAGATGACGCGGCATTTGTGGTAGCTGTAACGATCCCCGCATCTACGTCTGCCATATATGCGGAATAGTCCTTAAAATTCTTTCCAAACGATACTAAACTCTGACCGAATGCTCCGATGTCGTTATCACCGGTAAACCAACTAACAAGCCCTCCTGTATTTGGAAGCGTATTCGCTAACTCTACAATTGCCTTTCCTGCTGTAGCAGAATTGACCACCGCTTCAACATCCATTCCAGATATAGCATCTGCATAATCTTTCATAGCTTTACCGAATGTTGCTAATTTTGCTCCGAATGTATCAATATCGTTTCCACCAGTAAAGAACGATACAACTCCACCGGTGTTTGGAATCGTATTTGCCAATTCTATGAGAGCTTTTCCTGCTGTAGCAGAATTGACAATTACATCTGCTTTCAATCCGCGAACGGCATCGCCGAAATCTTTCATTGCCTTACCAAATGGGGCTAACCGATCACCGAATGCACCCATATCATTTTCACCAGCGAAGAATCCAACCACTCCACCCGAATTAGGTATTGTGGTTGCCATTTCCGCCATAGCTTTTCCGGCAGTAGCCGCTTCAGTAACAGCATTTGCATCCAAACCTTTGATGGAATCTCCGAATTTTTTCATGGAGTCGCCGAATGACACTAACTGTTTACCGAACGCTTTCATATCATTCTCGCCAGCGAAGAATCCAACAACACCTCCTGAGTTCGGAATCGTAGCAGCCATTTCAGCTAATGCTTTACCAGCCGTCGCTGCATTTGCCACGATTTCTCCGTCCATGTTTCCAATAGCCAGCGAGAAATCCCGCATAGCCTCGCCAAACGGTACAAGTTCCTCTCCGAACTTAGATAAAGATGATCCTCCTGTAAGCCAAGAAGTCAATCCCTGTAAAATATCAGCCGCCGTCAGAATAAGCACTGTCTCAGCTAACGCCTTTACTCCATCCATCATAGATGGCTGAATCTGGCTTGCTCCCTGTAAGAACGGCTGAACATTATTCATAAAAGCAGATAAATCAGCTCCAATCTGTGGGAACTGACTTGACACGCCGCTCATAAATCCACCGACAATTCCGCCAACGAACTGACCGATTGCTGTTCCGATTCCCTGTAAAAGTTTTCCGCCTTCTCCGATAAGCCAAGAAAGTCCTGGAAGTTT